ACTTCGCGTTCCTGCCGGATCTGCTGACGTTCCTGCTCTGCCTTGCGGGTTAGCTCGGCGGTTTCGGCCGTCTTGCGCCGGTAATCAGCTTCCAGCAGCTGATTCCGGTAGATGTTCGGGAGTTCGGACTTCTTGATCTTGACGGGCTTGCCGTCGAGTTCGAAGTCGATCTCGGGGTCGTCGGGTGCGGTGTTCTGCGTCTGCGCGTCGTCGTCGGTGGCGTCGGCCGGTTTCTGGCCGTCATCCTCCTAGGCGGTCGCCTGTTCCCGCTCGTCCTCGCGCTGGATGAGGAAATCGAGCGCTGCATCGCCGGTTTGCTCCCCTACGGGGTTGGCACCGGGGTTCTGCTCCCCATCGGGGTTGGCAGTCATCGTCATGGTGTTGCTCACGTATGCCCGTCAGGGCGAAATCAGGGCACTACTAGCCAGAAGTAGAGTGCGGACAAGCCGGTCAACGCTACGACCGACAGTGCCATGGGAACGAACACCTGAGCGGGGGTGTATTCCGCCCAGTAGTAGCCGCCAATGCGGCGATGTCGGATGCGGATACGCCAACTCACGGGGTCACCGTCTGTCCATTGGAGAGCAGCACGGCGAACTCCTCGCCTTTTTCGACCTTGGCGCCGAAAAACGGGCCGTGAAACTCGGTGGCGTTGGTGTCCGGGTGCGTGATCCGGCACGGAAACACGCCGCTGAACCGATCGGCCAGCGCCTCGATCAGCGCGGCGCACTCAGGCCACGGCGGGACAGGTCGAGATTGGCGAGCTTGCCCGTCTCCACCAGCGATTGCAGGTGCTGCTTCACCTGTCCCAGCAGCTTCACGCTCAGCCACAGCGTTTCCCTGCCCTCCACGTCCCTTGCCGGGCTTTCCAGCCATGCGGTCCTCAGCTCGTTGTCTAGTGTGTCGAACGCTTCCGCCAACAGCGGGTGCGTCAGCAGCGCAGACGCCTGTTCGGCGCGGCGCACTTCCTCTTCCAGCTGGGCCTCACTGCTGCTCATGCGACTCCTGGTACTGCTCGCTGGCATCCGCCGTGCTCGCATCCTTGGCGCCCATCGTCTTCGCGCTGGCGATCTTGGCCTCGGCGTTGATGCGGGCCACTTCGATGGTCGTCACATGCTGCAGGTCGGCCTTGTAGCGCTCCAATTCGGCCTGCTGTTGCGTCTTGAACTGCTCGAGCGCCATGTCGTTCTGCATCTTCTGACGGTCGCGCTCGGCTTCTAGCTGCTGCTGCTGCGCCGCTTCCTGCGCCTGGAACTGCTGGCGCATGCGCTCGACTTCGATGTCCGCCTGTGCCTTGACCTGCGCGACGTGGGCCTGCACTTCGCCCTTGATTTGCTCCAACTGCGCCTGTCCTTCGTTCGGATCGGGCGGCTGCGGCATCTCGTTGGACTGCGGCGCGAGGAAGAACTGATCCGACTCGCGGTAGCCCATCGCCTCGCACAGCTTGGTCAGCGTGGCGTAAATCTGCTGCGGGCCGCACAGCCCGATCTGCGCCGCCTCGCGCTGCGCCTGCCCGATGAGGGTCAGGTTCTGCACCTGCTGGCGCTTGTTCGCGGTGCCGAGGCCGACATTCACGACCGTGACATAGCGGTCCTTCCACTCGCGCGGGTTGACCCGCAACCAGCGGCCGTTGACCTTGGCCTCCTGCTCGCGGTCGGCGTACTGTGTCGCCTTCTTCAGCAGCAGCTGCCACACGCGCGCCACGCCCGTCTCGGCCAGCACGCGGGCGATCAGCTCGATCCGCTGCATGGCCGAATCCATCATGGCCTGCGCGCCTTCCGAGCCAATCTCAGTCTTGGACAGGCTGTCCGCGCCGAGGCCTTGATTGAACTCGGTCACGCCCGTGCGCTTGTCGCGGACCTGCCCGAAGTGGTCGAGCAGGTTCAGCGCCTGGCCGCCGATGAACGGCACCGCCTCGGTCCGCATCGCGTCCAGCGTGTCCATGCGGACGATGCCGCCCACGCGGGGGTTCAGCAGGTCGTCCAGATTCACCTTGCCGTTGACGACCGCGGTCCGCGGGTTGTTGGCGAGGTAGGCGTTATCCAGCAGCTGGCGCGTGAGCACCGTGCGGATGCGTTGCAAGTCCTCGCACAAGTCCCACAGTCCGAGGCCCACCGCCTTAAACGGCATGAGGATCGGGCAGAACAGCGCGTAATCGTGGTCGTCCGTTACCTCGTTTTCGAAGATGACGCCGCCGGCATGAACGACGCGGCGGAACTCGGCCACGCCGTCCCCGTCGAAGTCGACCTTCAGGTGCGTGGTGCACAGTTCGATCTCGCGCAGGGCATCGTCCAGCCGGGCCTGCGCCGCGTCGCTGAGCGTGTTGTCGTACTGGCCGCGCTCGGCCTGCTGCCGATCCCACTGCTTGTCGCTGTTCTCGGTCGGCAGGCGGTTGATCTTGTCTTCGTCATAGCCCAGCGAGCGCAGGTCGGAGACGGTCTTCATCGTCCGGTGCTGGACGAAGCGGGCCTCCTCGATCGTGCGCGCCGACTTGTTGAAGCGGATTTCCTCGGGCGGGACGCCGACCACGCGCTCCTGCTTGCGGCTCTCGCGGCGCCGGGCCGTGACCGCATACAGAGGCTGCGGCTGCGGGTCGGCCGGATCCGAGGCCATGCCCATCGGCTGCTGCGCCACGATCTCGACGGCCGGATCGCCCTGCAGCGCCTGAATGTCGAGGTCGGTCAGCCCTTCGTAATGCTCTTCCCGCTCGTCCCACGTTTCGTCGCAGTAGACCTTGACGACGGCCTGGCGCTGGATCAGCGCGTTCTTGATGGCATCGTGCAGGGTCCGGAAGCCCGGGTTCTTGCGCCAGAACAGATAGGACACGTAGTCGGTCGCGTCCTTGACCGCCTGCTCGTCCTTCTCCGTCTCCGGTTCGAACTTGATGACATCGTCCGAGCCCGCAAACATCCGCATCAGGCTCGGCATGGCCCATTCGACCGTGTCCATCAGGTCCTTGGACACGACGCGCGAACGGCCCTCGATCTCCGGCGGCGCGAGGTCGTGCTTCGCCTCGCCCATGTACGCGGAGAGCATCTTGGCGCGCTCCTGCGCCGTGATGTCGTCCGCGCCGATGGCCTGGCGGGCCTCCTGCTCGATGATCGCCAGCAGTTCGGCTTCCTGCATGCCCGCGATGGGCTGCAGATCGTCGTCTGCTTCGATGGTATCGGTCTAGGTCACGCGGGCAGCCCGTAGGGTTTGAGAGCGTCGAGGGATTTCAGGAGGCGCACGCGGTGGTGCGTGTCCTGCGCGTGCAGCATGAGGCGGTCGATCGCATCCTGTACGAAGTCAGCCCAGTGCGGCGACCCCGGATTGAGATTGCGACGCGGGTCCGGCCAGCGTGTCTCGGCCTGCGCTACGAACGCGCCGGAAAGCTGCACGGTGCCGAACTCGCTAAACCACATATTTTTCACCGGGAAAACGTGCTTCACGCGATCCCCAAGCTTGGATAGGTGAGCTTGCCGCCGAAGCTCTCGTTGCTCATGCGGTCCGCCACAAGGCACAGATAGCGGAACGCATCTGCACCGTGGCTCCATTCGTCATGCACCGGATTCCCCGGCTCGCCCGTCGTCGTGGGCACGCCGCGCCGGTAGCGACGCAGGCACTGCACCAACCGATCGCAGCCCTTGTCGAACCACACCCGCGGGAAGGCCATGCGGGCGATGCGGATGCCCTGCTCCACTTGCGCGTTCGGCACAATGTCGACCGTCCAGCCCAACGCCTGCAGGATCTCCTGCGCGGACTTGCCGGTCTTGTAGTCCTTGTGCTCGCCGTCATGCGGCAGGTACAGCGTGCCCCAGTTCCAGCGCTTGGCCTTCAGCTCGGCGCTGTACCAATCCAGCGTCTTCTGCGAGTCCTCGATGTAGCCGATCACCCGCAGCTCGCTCGCCTGCTTCTGGGCGAGGATCAGCGCCATCTTGTCGTTCCAGCCCAGGTCGAAGATGACGTGCACCTTCAACGCGGGGTCGTAGGGCACGTTGCCGCCGATCCGGTTGGCGGAGATGGCGTCGGCCACCTCGCCCGCGTAGATCGCGCCCGTGACTGCGGGCTTGCACTTGCCTTCCCAGATGTTCTCGTAGTCGGCCGTCAGCATCGTGGCCTTGGCGTGCTCGCGCTCCTTCTCGAGCACCTCGCCATGCCACGGGTTGTCGCTGTAGTTC